ATCGGCAGCGATACAAGCCGGGTTATTTTCTTCGAAGGCCTGGAGAGCGGACGGCAGCAGATTGTTGTCGAGTGTGCGCAGACCGTACTCGATCTTAGCGGTGATTTTGATGTTGGAGCCGCTGAGTTGGTTAGTGGCGAGAGCGCGCACCCCAATCAGGATCATATTGGGATAGCGCAGATCCTGATAGGTAATCTCATTGACAGAGTGAATCCAAACCTCTTGGCCACGGCGCGGACTGTCGTAATCGCCATACGGAACGGTATGGTCGGCGTTGTTTGATCCGTATTTGGTGACCTGGACGTCGTACTTTCCGGGCGCCAAGCCGTAGATGCTGGTCCGGTTGTAGACCACCTCGGTGGTGTCGTTGACGTATTGCACCCAGCCATTCATCCAGTCGGTCACTTTGATCTGGTTGAGCGAGGTATTGATGGGCTGCCACTCGCCGCTGAACGACTGCGAGTAAGAGCTATGGTGGCCGTTGTAATCGTAGGTGGTGATGGTATCGGTCACCGATTCAAGATCGCCAGCGGTATGGTGGCCGCGATCAGTTTTGAGAAGGATGCCGGAATTTGGCGCGCAGCCCGTCCACTGCAACCCCCAGGTGGGCGTATCGCCGGTGTTGATGGACCCGTCGCTGTTGTAGATCACCACGTCGCTTGTGGTGCGCGGCTGAAGAACCGGCTGCCAATCATCGGTACCGCTTAGGGCATATTGCACCTGGTAGACGACTTTGCAGGGTACGAGGTTGCCGTCACCTGTGGTGTAAAAAACGCCAGTGGCGAACATGATGTCAACTTGGAGGGCTTGGGTTAGGTCACCAGTTCCTGGCACCACCACGGCGCCCCCGTCACAGGTTACCTGCGTTTCTTGCGGATAGCCATTGACAACGCGATTAAAGGCAGGAATGGCGGTTTGATCGTTGGACCCATAGCGCAACTGGTACTGCACGTCGGAATAGGTCTCAATGTCTTTGTCGTTGATCTGGATGCCGCTGATAGAGCGGGCTGGGCCGAATCCATAGCAGACGAGGGCATTGATGTACTGGTCGGCTCCCTCCAGATCGACAAATGAGGCAATGATGTTTCCGCCGCCCATGTAGGTTCCAAAGCCTTTGGGGATGACCACGCCAGATTGCGCCAACGACGTGGGGCCAGAGAAAGCCCAGCTAGGCTGCTGTGATTTGCTGGATGGACTGAGGCCCATGAAAGCGTTGATGAGCAGGTTTCCGCCAATGCTGATGATGCCGGCGGTTACTGCTGCCATGGCTGTTCCCATGGCGGCGGAGCTTGCCCATCCTAATGCAACAAATTCCGGACCGAGAAAGGTAGCAGCCGCAACTGACGCCGCCATCACCGCAACCTGCGCCAAGGTACGCCAGACGCTGCCACCATCGACCGACGGCGACACCACCAGCCAATCGCCCGCGCGGGGCAGCACATGCTCTTGCTCGACGGGCGTCAGAATGCGCCCGTTGAGCGAAACGGTGAGTACCCCGAGGCCGGCGGGGAGCGCCTCGTCCAAATAAGCGCGCACCGTTTTGAGCCGCTCCCAGGACAGATCGCGCGATTCGCGGGTGGTACTGGGCATGAGCGGATTGTGGACCTGGATGAGATGAAGAATTGGCGGAGTGGTAGCCAGTTCGGTTACCGCCGGAGTAATTGGATCAGCGAGAGGAGCACCAAGAACGTCAGTGATTGAAACAAGGTCAGCGCTCACTTGGAGGCCTCCAGGCTGTAATAGCCGATGATTTTGCGCTGCCAGAGCGGCGAATTGACGCGCTCGATAACGCAGCCGGTGGCCGATGTAGTGTGGATCATGCGGTACTCATCGAGCATGAACGCGAGATGGTGTTGGGTGGGCGAGATGCGCAACAGCACCGCGCAGCCGGGGAGTGGGCGCGAAATCTGCGGGCAATCGGCCAGTGTGCATCCACCACTGCCAAGCTGGGCGTGAAGCTCGGCTTCGCTGCTGACGTAGTTGGGCACCTGCTTGCCAAGGCGCTTGGCCATCTCGATGGCCAGCCCAACGCAGTCGTAACTCGCAGGGCCGCGCGCATCGGCGGCGAAGGGCTTGCCAAGCAGGTCGGCAAAGAGGGTCGAAGACAGAGAGTGAGCGGCCAGGGCATGGCGCGCGGGCTTGAAAGAGCCTAACGCGAGTGGCTCGACGCGCGGGCGCGGCGCGGCAACGGTGGCGTGGATGAGCTTGGCCATTACACCACCCCCGCGGCGCTGATGCCGTTGGTGTCGATGCCGGGGAAGCACAAGCACGGCAGCGTCTGGCCGGGAAAATGGGCGATGCAACCGGTAGCGCCGTCGATGGTTTTGGAGCAGGTGGTCATGGAGCCGGTATAGGAGCAACCCACGCCGCTCTTGTATTGCCACATGCAAGTGTTGGGGTAGTACTTGTAGATGGGGAAGAGCCGCCGCATGGGGCTGGCCGCACCGCACTTGATCTGCACCACCTTGGCATCGCAAACCGTTTGCTTGACGGTGAATTGCAGGGTGAGATCTGGCTCACCGGCGGGGTTGGCGGTGTTGACGGCGTAGAGGTAGAGGTTGGCGCCCGCGATGCCAGCGTATTGCTCGATGACCGATTGCAAAATGCGCATGATGTTCGAAGCGCTGATCTGTACCTCGGGCACGCTGCCATCGCTGCCCACTTTGAGTTCGCCCATGGTGAAGCTGAAGGGCTGGTAGACCTGGGGGCCGAAGCCGTCGTTGGCGTCGAAGGTGATGGGGTCAACATTGCGCACAAAGCGGATGTGTTGTTGGGTTGTGCCCTCGACCGGGGTGCCAGGCCACTCAATGTCCATGAGCAGCAGCCAAGGCTCGGCACTCGACAGCGCATGGCGCTCGGTATTTGCCAGGATGGAGAGCAGAGAAAACGGAGGGCGTGAAGTGCTCATTTAGACCTCCCTGACTTGGAACGTGCAGTTGGACCGGAATTGCGCCCCGTTGCCGAGGGAGTCCGCGCCGATCCAGCCGGCGTCAACGTATTTGGGTAGCGCGGCAAAGCGCACCAGGTAGGTCTGGGGATTCTCGGCGTTGCGGGGGTCGGTGATCAGGAAGGGCAGCGCGCCGTAGCCCACAGTGGATTGATAGAACTCATCCAGCGCGGTCTTGTCATCAGCGGTGAGCAGATCGACGGCCATGGAGAAGTTTCGTCTGTTGCGCGTCCAGCGTGCGCGGGCGCTCTCCATCCCGTTTTCCATGTTGTCGCGTAGCGTGGGGTCAATGGGAGATTCAGTCTGCTTGAGGCTGAAGGCGCGGGACAATTCAGGGAAGTTTGGATAGGTGGCCACGCGAGAGAGTGCATCGAAACGCGATTTTTAGTCAACGTTTGAGGAAGATCACTCTTTGATCGAGGCCCGCGCGTAGCGCTGGCGCTGAAGTTCGGCCCCGAGGTCGATCAAGATGGCCAGCGAATAGGGGCGACGGCGCAACTTGCGCAGCGCGCTGGCGCAACACTGGGCCACGCGCTGCTTGCTAACACCCAATTTCTCGGCAATCTCTGGATATGTCATGGCGTAATTAGGATTTTTCATCTACCGGCCACCGCGATAGTGCAGGGTGCGCCGCAAGTCAGATTCGCGGTCAATCAGACGATCTGCAACGCGGCGGAATGGATTGGTGACGACAGTCGCGGGCGGGGCTTGGCGCTGCTGGCGCTCGCGCGGGGCGGGACGGCATTCATCCTCTTCGGAAATTCGGGGCGAAGGGTCGGGAGTTCTCATGCGCAGAGGGTGCCCCGGCTTGCCGAAAACGGTCAAATGCTGGCAGCATGGGGGCATGAGGCGAGTTGGACATAATACAGATTTGGTTGGCATCCAGGTGGATGTGGATGGTCCGTTGAAGGCCATGCGTGAACTGCGCACCACTCAGATTCCATATACAATTGCGCGCGCCCTCACCATGACCGCGAAGGATGCGCGGGACAGTTTAAGAAAAGAGGAAGCACAGCTATTCACCCTACGCAACGACTGGACACAGAAGCGTACCCTGACAGAAATGGCGACCCCGCGCGATTTGACAGCCCAGGTTTACACCGACACCACCAACCGAAAAACGGGTGCACCTGATTACCTTTTGCCGCAAGAGGAAGGCAAGGTAAAAAAGCCGTATGGAGTCTTGCAATGGCAAGGTGTGGCCTACATCGGAGTCCCCACGGTCTATCTGCGGGCGCTCGTTGGCCCAGGCCCCGTGCCAACATGGGCGAAGCCGCAGAACCTCATCAAGGGAGCGGATACGCCTCGACGGACGTATTGGTCGGGGAAAAAATCCATCGAGAACTATCGCCAACTGAAAAGCGCAACTCGTGAGTGGGTGGTGAACGGTCATGTTTTTTTTATCAACTACACCAGCCACGAGGGAGATTTAGCGCTCTATGTGCGGAATCCAGGCCACCGGTATCCGATCCAACCGGTCTATTTGTTGATTCGAGAGGCAACCATCAAAGCGAATCTGCACGCCTACGACGACATCGAGCGTGTAGTTGCTGCCAACTTCCCCGAGAACTTCAGCAAGGCCGCCACGGAAGTCATGGGCAACGACCTCTTGCGCGGGAGCGGCGTCAGCGTTAAACTGTAGGCTCTCTCTGGGGAGCGGTCATGAGTAATGGGTTTAAGGCATTCAAAGAGCAGCCTGCGGGAAACTAAATCTGGAATAGAGGAGACACCGTGAAAAACGCACTCGCGATAGCATGTCTTTTACTTCTAGGAATAGGTTTGTTTTCCGCAACCGGAAAACAAAATAATACGCCTAATGCGTTAGCCCCAATACAGACGCCTACACAAACTGTGAAGCAGCCCACGCCCGAGCAACTGGCGTTGGAAACGAAGTGCAAAGGAATACTAAATAAGGATGGAGCAAAATATTGGAGTAACTATCATACCGATAAAAACGGAACTTTTGTAGTGTTGAAACCTGCATTCTTCTCTCTAAAATTCGAAGATCGCGAGATAGTTCATCAGGCTTTCAGGTGTGTCGTCACACAAGGAAGGATGGATGATTCTGTAGATTTTATTTCTTATGAAGATCCATATACCAATGCGCAAGTGGGAAGCTGGAGCCCAAACCTAGGCCTCCGCTTTGACCGTTAAAATTCCTCGGCTGGACCTTTATCGGATGGGTGATTACACTACAAGGATTCATCTTGAATGGGTTTGCTTTCTTTGTGGGGGCCGTCGAAACAGGCAAAGCGCAACTAGCGGTTTACGCGCGTAAAGCGGGCGCGGCGGATGACCGGCGCGGCAATCGTGGCATCGAGCCATGGTGGTGGCTGGTTTCTTCGGTATCGAAAAAGGCAATCTTCCCGGCCATGCTGGAAGTAGAAAAGGTAGTGGATGATTCCTTTTCGAGAAATTTCAGCAAGGCTGCCGAGGAAGTAGTTGCAAACGATCTCTTGCGGGGAAGCGGCGTCAGCGTTAAACTGTAGGCTCTCTGCTGGAGGGCGTCATGAGTCGTGGATTTAAAATCTTTCTGCTTTTGGCTGGTGTCGCGGTTTTCGTTCTGTCCATCGCAGGAGTCTTAGCTTCAAGAGACGCCAAACTGCTCTCCGCAAATTTTGTGATTCTTATCATCGCAGCGCTTTATTTCGTCCCTGTCGGCGTGTCTATGGCGCGCAATTGCAAATCTGGAGGCGGTATAGCTGTGGTAAATATTTTTCTCGGCTGGACTTTTATAGGATGGGTGGTTGCACTCGCCTGGGCAGCCAGCGGTGAACCTAAGCCAACGGCAATCCCCACCGAAGTCTCAATCAAGCAGACTTAACTTCAACCTGACGGGCCTGTGTTTAATCCGCCAATCCATTAAGGAAGCATTTTTATACGCCTCACCCTCTTCACAGAGGCTTGAGCTACGGTGATATTGTCGGTTCGCTGCCACATCGCCTCAAACAGAGCTGCGAAGCCACTATTTTCCG